TGTGTAATTTTATTTTGTTTAGTAGACACGATTGGTGTCACTTTGCATATTGATAATTAGCTGACGCGCTCCGCTTGTCGGCTTTGATTGAGTACAATCTGCAGCTTGTTGTTGATGCTTCGCATGAGTTTATAATTTTTTCTCTTTTAGAGATGTTCGGGCTCTTATATTCTTATCTGCCTGAACTTTGGATTGAAGGTTGATGTCGAAGATTTCGATGTCGTTATTTTGATTTTGTACTAATGCGAGTTCTTCGTCTACCTTCATTACCCTTTCGTTCTGGCTTTTGGATAAATCGAGCCCGTGTTTTTTAACATAGTATCGGGGAATGCTCATCGAGATTCCCTTGTGTGTTATGTGTTCGTTATCCTGAAGGTAACTGTGGTTACGTCCCGACCAAGCGAGACCTAACCCACGTGATTGTAGACTGAATAAGTCTTCTTCTTTATTGCCTGTTCTGTTTTGTTTCTTTTGTATGTAACTAGCTACGTACCGGCATGATTCCAGGGTGACCGTTCCTACATGGACAAGTCCCTGGTTCCAAGCCTGTTCTATTAATGGTTTATCTTTTGGGGACATCCCAAAGATTATAAGGTGGTAATGTGGACGACCGTATTTCTCGCCGTATTCGCCAGAGGCATAATATTTTATTGGCGATTGGTAAGCTTTTCTTAATCGTTTTAAGAACTTTTGTAGTTCTTGTTTTTGTAATTTTCCTGTTTCTGGCAGGTCAGTTTCTGAATATGTCAGGGTGACAAATATTGAATGGTCCCAATCTGTTTTTTCGTGCATAAGACGAATGGACCACTCCTGTGTTCTTTGTACTCGGCACGACATGCATTTTCCACATGGGAATGATAGATCTCCATTGATCTCTATAGGTTTAGTGCATGTCATATTTATGCCGAAGTTTAATGTGTTGTTATTAGTCCAACAACTAGAGACGAATACCACCACGAGAAGTGCCGTACTTAGGAATGCGACGGCCTTTCCGTTTTTTACCGTATGACCTTTTAGATTTGTTGCCTCGTCTTTTTCTTCTCATTGTCTTCTCCTAAATGCGTCTTTGAATATTTCTCTAACGCCTTCTTTTGCCTGTCCGAATAGTCCTGGTATTTTATCTATTTGTTCCTGTATCCAATTGTTACCTTGTTCGATTGTTTCGAACGTTCTTGTTTGTAATTCTTGAGCTACTGGTTGTAATTTTTCAAGTACTGTTTTTGTAAGTCCTGTTGTACCTGCTGCAAATGATGATAGTGTCCTAGCAATTTCGCCAGTTATGTGTCCAGGTGCGTCTTTATAATAAGACCATCCTATATTTGCAAATGCTTCTCTTTCCTGTGGCACATATGTTGCTTTGTCCTGAGCAAGTGTTGATTCAGATCCAATTTTTGGCCTAAGTAATACAAGATTACCGGCCTCTGTATTTGCTTTTGATGCTAATGCTCTGTTTAAATCTTCTTGGGTCTTTGACTCATTTATTTTTTGATTCGTTAGTTCCTTCTGAGCGTTTGCCAAAACAGCCTGTGATATTCCCGTCTTTGTTTGAGTTGAACGTTGTGTTACTGGTGCTGCCGATGCTGCTGATCCAGCGGCAAGAGTTTTTGATAGACCGGCGGCCTCAAGATCTGCAGCTCTCCTTTGTACTGCCGTGTCTTCTCTATCGTATTGTTCCTCTCGGCGTTTTTTTCGGGTAAATAGGTCTACCATTCCGCCAGCTATATTTGTTCCTGAAGATACTACTTCAGCTCCTACTCCAAGGTTATCTAGGAATCCCATTTATTCATCTTTTTTAACCGGTTCTGTATCCGGTTCTGCCTTCGGCTTATCTTTTTCCAAGGATTCCCTATTTTGCTTTTCCTTCGCGACAGCAGCCTGTTGACGAAGACGTTTTTCAGCATTTCGTAGGTCCTGGGTTGCATCTGCTGGATCGTATCCAGGGGTTCTTGTTCTATCTTCATATTCTTCATCGACTTTGTCTTCAGATTCGAAATCGTACATTTCGTTTCTGTAGTTCTGAAGTTGTAGGCCTGCGGCCATATATTCGGCGACTTGCTGTTTTGTTGAACGGTATCCTGTTGTTTCTACTATCCTTTTTGTCCCTGGTATTTCAGCAGGTGACTGTTTTCTGTTGTAAGGAGTATTAAACCTAATTTCTTGTTTGCTCTTTTCCATTTTTTTCATCCTAGAAGTGGTCCATGAGTCCAGGGTTAGATGCTGCCGGCATAGGCCTGATAGCTTTGATTTTATTCGCATAATTTACAATCAATCCATACTCGTCCTGTACTGCAAATATATCTTTTCTTATGAATGTTCCTGACGGTGCATTACCTGTTAACTTTGATGGATCTCCTGTTGTTATGAAAGTTTCATCAAGAATTGGTGCTGAATCAAAATTCCTGGCTAAATGCCAGTAATCTAATGAGACTGCCGCGTCTGATCTGAGAGATCCACATATCATGTTTTGTTTTACTCTCATCTCGTCATATTTTCCCTGATAACCGAATAATTTTGTATTGTCTATTTCAACAGCGTTAGCATAGATTTCTGCTTGTGAAATAGCCTGCTCTGATAAATGAGCGAACTCTGGGAAATAGAAGTCATATTTTGTTTCTCGTAGCCACTGTCGCGGGATTCCCTGCTGGTAAGCGGGTTTTGGCATTACTGACATTATGCCCATTATAAGACCAAATTCTTCTGCTCGGTATGATCCGACCATGTTACGATCTGCTGTTATGCCGTGTCCGGCTAGGTTTGCCTGTGGTGTGTCCGAAACGAATACGTCTGATCCTGTTGCTGAAGTCTGAAGGACTTCTGAGATGATTACTGGTGATTTTGTTCCGCCGATATATTCGGGGCGGTCGAGCCGTGCGTCTCTAGGTGATACGCCGAAGTGTGCACCGAGAAACTCGGTATACCTTGCACCTACTCGTGCGTTGCGTTCTAAGAACTTTTGAATTTGTACGACTTCTCGAAGATCTGCGATGTCGAATGATGATGCTGCTGACAGGTCTATTGTATTGTTATCGAACAATGTCTTCATTGTCGATTCTACCTGATCAGAAATTATATGTCTTGGTGTTTCTAGATCAATTCCTAAAGGAGAAGCTATAGCAACCTGCTGATCGAAATTATCTAACGGCCACACCGCCGAAGTTTCGCCTACTATTGGCAGCGATGGTGCTATCGGGTTTCTCTGTTGCCAAGGAAGTGCTGATGTAAAGTAGTCTTTTGTCCAGGCACGGAATAATATTAATTGATTACCATCTTCTACTTCAGACTGTAAAGTTTGGTCTCTATAATACTCATTAAAAATTAGATTATAAGCAGCCCTTGGAAAGGTTAAAGGTTCGGCACCTAATGGCCTAATGTCTAAAGGTAATCCCATGTAATCCCAAAGGGATCCCTCCACATGTTCGGTGCCAGCACCACCCCAAGTGGGAAGAATTGGTTCGAGTGTTCCATCTGGTCCACCTGTAATAAAATCCTCCCACTCATCCCAGAGAAGACGGTAAGGTACGAAGAAATAATGAGTAAATACATTTACTTCGTGAAGGATTGGTTTAATTAGGGGCTGCCAGCGAATGACAATCTCATTGCTGATTTTGAACTTGTCTCCTGGGACTACCTCGTCACACATGACAGGAATGAGTTGGCCCATGTCGCAATTGAATTTTTTTTCATAGGAAAGATCGAATACGGATCGTCCTGGTCTTAGTTTAGAAACATTATTGAATAGATTAGGCATAGGTAATTACTCCTATACCTAGTGTATACTTTTTTATACAGTTGTCAATGTTCCCGTTTCATTATCGAAGATTCCGACTTTAACCAGGTTAAATTCGTCTTCGTCTAGTTTTTTATCTTCAACCAGATTATTAAAGTTACGTTCTGCGATCGCTTTGTTTTTGGCTTGGAATACTGGACCGTATTCTTCTGCAAGCCTGTCTTTTATTGAATAGAGTTCGAATACCATGTTTTTCTCCTCTTTTTTAAGATGACGGTGTCATCTGGCTATACTAACAACAAGGTAATAGTATAGCTGACTAAAGTCCAACGACTTTAGTTTTTAG